GGCGCCATGGCTTGCAGGCGGTCGAGCGCGACAACCATGTCGGCGGTATCGGCCAGCGCGTTCAGGTTTTCAGAAACCGTCGCGCCGCCCGAGGATTTGCGGATTCCTTCGGTGGCATAGGTGAACTCGCCCGAGGCCGGGATCAGGGTGACGGCGCGGGTCAGCCCCTCGGCGGTGTCGGGGTCGGCGAGCGGCCGGAACACCTCGAAGGAGAGCTGCGGCAGGCGGTTGCCGTAGCTCGACAGCGGCAGTTCCTCGAAGACGACATAGGCGGTGCCGCGATAGGCGGGCGTGTTGGCCGCGCCCATCTTCGCCGCGATGAACGGATCGGCCGACTGCGCCTCGTCGCCCGGATACCAGCGCCAGGTGACGCCGGAGAGGCCCATCGGCTTGCCGTCGGCCCAGATGCGCCCGATGCCGGTGATCGGGCCTTCACACAAAGCGACGGCGAACGACGCATAGTACAGGTATTCGGTGGTTTTGACCTTGCCGCCCCCGCCGCCCTTGCCACCGCCTTGCGTCGTGGTCTTGGTTTCCTCGCGGAAATCGGTGGCCCAGATGATGTTGCCGCCGATCCGCATCCGGCCATAGAGCCGCGGGATAACCGCCCCCTCGGTGGCCGAGGTGATGCGCAGCGTGTCGAGCCGCGCGCCTTCGATCCGTTGGGTCGGCGCGAGCGAGGACACGATCCAGCTGTCGACGACCGAGCCGATGGTGGAGCCGATGAACCCGCCGATGGTTGCCGCGCTGACGCCGAGGATCGCGCCACCGATCGAGCCGCCGATGGCGGCACCGGCGGCGCCGAGAATGAGGGTGGCCATGTCAGAATCTCAGCGTTGCGGGAAAAGAAAGGCGAAGGCGATGCGCCGCCGCCAGGCTGCCGTGAGCGGCTCCTCGATCGCGCCGAGCCGCTCATAGGCATGGAGGAAAGTGTTGGGACCGGTCAGGATCCCAACATGCTTGGCGATGGCGCGCGGCATCATCTGAAAGAGAACCAGCGAACCGGGACCGGCATCTGCTGGGACGATCTCCGGCATCATGCGGCGCGCGCCCTCGGCCAGCACCTCGTGCGGACCGGTCTCGCCCCAGTCCCGGCTGTAGGGTGGGATCGGAAACGGTTCGGGGCCGACGACTTCGCGCCAGACGCCTCGGGCGAGACCAAGGCAGTCGCAGCCGACGCCCTTGAGGCTCGCCTGGTCGTGATACGGCGTCCCGAGCCAGGACCGTGCCGCCGCGATGACCTTGTCGGGATCGGCGGTGTTCACAGCACACCCCCGTCGTGGCCACCGTCCTTGGTGGCGTAGCGCAGCACGGCGTCCTGTCCGGGGATGTGGGGAAAACCGCGGAAGCTGGCGGTGTTGGCGAACTTGGCTCCGCAGGTCTCGATCCGTTTGTCGCAGCCCGCGCGAATGGTGAAGGCGTCACCCTCGGCAATTGCGCGCACCGGTGCCTCGAGCAGGGTCAGCACCGCGATGCCGTCCGTGACGTCATGGCCCAGCACCTCGGTGCGCCGCCCAGCATTCGCGCCGCTGGTCCATTCCAGAGTGCCGAAGGTGAACCAGCCGACCACGAAGCCGCCTAGACCGGAGGCAGTGAACGCGCGATCCCGCAGCAGATCGACCACCGCGCCTGTACCCTTGTTGGCCGGGTCCTCCTGATCGACACCGCAGCGCGCGTCGCCAAGCTCGGCATCGCAGGTCGCCTGGAAGGTCCGCCCGACCGTCTGGCCCAACACGTGCGCGAGCGAGCGGACCTCGGCGACGAAGGCCAGCCGCCCGCGCCGGATCTGACCGATAGCCCCGCGCCGCATCAGCACGCGCTGGCCGGTGTCGGCCCAGTTCACCCGCCAGACCTCCACCGTCGCGTTGTCCCAGCGTCCATCGACGATGTCGGTCTCGGTGATCCGGTCGGAGGTCAGCACGCCCTCGGCGTCCTGCGCATCGACCGACAGGTCCGAGCCCGAGCGAACCTCGGACGCCGTCAGCCCGCTCTCGGGCTCGAAATCCGTGCCATCGAAGCTGAGCGTGCGGTCGTGATCGGTGAAGCCGAAGGTGACGCCATCGGCCCGGGCGATCCGCCACACCCAAGCGAGCGTCGTCGTGCCCTGTTCGAGATGGGCCTGCAGAGCGGGCGAGAGGGATTTCATCGGCAGGTTCCTGTCATTCGGTCGTCGAGATCGGCGATCCAGGTCGCCCATTCCGGGGGCATGGCGGCGACGGCAGAAGCAGTCGGCCGGGCCAGCCGCGCCTCGGCGTAAGAGGCGCAGCCCGCATCACCACCGCCCATCGTTGCGGCGGTGAGGCGGATCAGGCGGGGCTCCAGTGGAGCGCCGCCCCGCCGAACGGTCAGCAGGATCGCCAGCACCGCGACCGTCACGGACCGCATCCCGCCCACGCTCGAGACGCTTGCTCTTGTCTTCCATGGCATCGCGTTCCGCCTCCCGTTTGCCTTGGCGTTCGCCTTCCGCGCGGCCCAGACTCGGCCGAGGACGATGCCCCCGATCGCCCCCAGACCTGCAACCAGCCAGATCAAGAGATCAGCCATCGTCCTGCTCCCCGTGCGCGGCGGCCACGCAGAGAGCGACGACGAAGACGCCGAGGCAGCCGCCCACGACCAGACCTGCGAGGAACTCAAGCATCGCCGCGGAACCCGCGCTCGATCCGGTCACGCAGGCCGATCAGGCCCAGCCCGAGGAACATCAGCCCCGCAGGCGAGGCATCGCCTGAACCTGCGAGCAACGCGACGAAGCGGGAGAGTTCCCCGAGCGGCCCGGTGGCGGGCAGCGCGAGCGAGGCGATGCCGGTGAGCATGGCGAGGCATCCCGCCCACCAGGTGAGCGAGGTCGGACGGATGTAGCGCATGGGGATCAGGCCCTCCGGATCAGGGTGGAGAAGAAGGCGCTCAGCCGGGCAAGCCAGCCGATTGCCGGTTCAGGTGTGGCGGCAGGCACGGATGGTCTCGGCACCGGCACGCTTGCGGGGCGCAGCAGCGCCAGCGCCTCGTCCTCGGTCAGACGCCGGATCGGTCGCGAGAAATTGACCCGGCCGTTTCCGTCGACCGACCAGACCGGGATCGTGCCATTCGGATAGCGGCCCGTGGCGAAGAGGTCGCGCTCGGCCTCGCGGCGCGGGCGGATCGCGGCGGGCTTGAGCCAGCCCATGAAGGCTGCTGCGGCTGCGGCCCGGTCGCCCGCGTTCAGGTGCCGGGTCAGCACCGCCTTGGCGATTCCACCTGTGTTGTAGTGGAAGGAAACCAGTGCATCGAACTCATGTGGCTCGAGCGGGACCTTCACGACGCCCAGAACGGCGGCCTCGTAACGCGCGAGGTCGGCTCGGAAGACCCGGAACGCCCCGCGGATCCCGGCATCGAGATCGGCGGGCATGCCGCGCGGCATCGTGGCGGGATCGGGTGCCCCGGCGGCAGCCGTGTGGCCGATGCCGAAGGTCCAGACCTGCTTCACATCCGTGTAGGGGCCGGGCACGATGCCTTCGTGCCGGACAAGGGCCAACAGGCCCCGGTCAGTCATCTGCATGGAAATCACCCCAAAAGCGAGAGGATCAGGATCAGCGCGGCGACGGCGATGCCGACGCCCAGGCGGTGGCGGAAGGCCTGGCCGGGGTCGGCCGGGTCGCAGCGCAGGGAGCGCGCGAGGCGGAGAAGGTCATGCATCGCCATCGCCTTTCCCGGCATGGCGCAGACGGGCGAGCAGCACCTCGATGAAGGCCGGTCCGAAGACGCCGACGAGATAGGCGGCCGATCCGGCCGCGCCCCCGGCCGTGATCGCTTCGGGCGGCAGGCCGAGCCAGCGGGTGATGATCGCCATCGACAGGCTCCCCATCCCGGCCGCGATCAGACCGCCGAGCAGGATGTGGCGCAGCGCGTCGCGCAGCCGCATTTTTGTCGTCAGCGCGTTGGTCGCGCCCCCGAGCGCGCCCCAGGCAGCGAGGATCACGGCGGTGGAGGCGATCAGTTCCTTCAGCGCCGCCGCCAGAAATCCGGTTTCGTCATTCATCGTCGGATCTCCAGAAGCGGGATGGAGGTGATCGAGCCCAGCCGCTCGAGGTCGATCGTCACGTCGAGCGCGTCCGTGTCGAAGCGGACCGGGACATCGAAATCGAAGCCAGCGGTGATCGCGACGCCGGAACCCGGCGCCGCGCTGAAGGTGATGACGCCGGTCGTAGTATCGACGGACCAGCCGGAGGCTTGGGGCGCGCCATTCAGGGCGACGGTGACCGAGCCCGCGACCGGCTTGGTGATGGTTCGCTCCCACGACTGGCTGCCCGAGGCATAGTGCTTCACCAGCTGGAAGGTGGTCGTTGCGCTATTGCCGGTGCCGATCGCTTGGTCGGTCGGCGCCGGTGTGCCGGAGGGAAGGCAGGATTTGTGGTCGCCCCAATCCTTGAAGCGGAAGCCATGGAGGCGGCCGTTCCTCGCCTCGAAGAAGGCGACCACCGCCGCCAGATCGTCGGCGCGGCGGATGCCATAGGCGACATCATAGCGGCGGCGCGAATTGGCCCAGCTGGCGTTGCGCTCCTCGTCACCCGAGGCGAGCTCGACGATCTGGGTGCGCCGCTCGGGTCCGCCGCGCGCGCCTCGGCTGATGTTGTCCGGGAACCGGACCTCGTGGAACGCCATGGCCTACATCCCCCTCCGCCCCAGAGAGACGGCCCGGGCGATGTCCGCCGCGACCTGCGTGCGCGATTGGCGGAAACTCTCGGCGTCGCGCGCCATGATCGTGACGTTGATCCCGCCGCCTGCGCCGTAGCTCTGCGCCTCCCGGCGCGAGAGCACCCGCTCGCCCCTTTGCAGGATCGCGGGAACCTCGTCGGGCCTAAGCCCCACCGCGCCACCCGAATGCATCCTGGGCGCGGCGGCGAAGGCCATGGCCGGCACCATGCGCGAGGGGCCGGACGAGCCGACCATGCCGCCCGCGTGCAGGATGTTGGCGAAGATCCCGCCCGCGCCGCCAAGCGCGCCCGAGAGCGCGTTGGCGATGGGGCCAAGAATGAAGCGCCGCGCCGCCAGCTTCGCCAGATCGGCGATAAGAGAGGTCACGAGGTCGCGGAAGTTCAACTTGCCGGTCTTCACGAACTCCCCAACCGCGTCCTCGGCCGACTGGAACGCGCTGACGAGGCTCTGGCCGATATCGCCGCCGATCTCTCGTGCCCGGCTGGCATAGTCCGAGAGGGCCGCCGTCACGGCCTGCCATCCGGTCAGTGCACGCTCGGCCCCGTCGCCAGCGGCGGTTCCGGCATCGCGGGCAGCACCTCCGGCGCCACTGGCCGCGGCAGCGGTGTCGTCGAGCCCGGCCGCCAGTGCATCGGCGGAGGTCGCGGCATCCGCCAGCGCGGTTTCGGCCTCCGTGCCGGACCCGGTCACGGCATCCTTCAGTGCCTGCCAGGCGGCAAGCGGCCGGGTCGCGGCATCGGTCAGCATGCCCGCAGCCTCGCGATAGGCATCGGCCCG